CACCCCCATAAATCCACTGGTGGGGGGTTCAAACTGTTCTCATTGCCGCCAGGCAAACTTGAGAACAAAGATAATCCTTGAGACCGGTTTTCGTCTGATCAGGGCTCGCTTTGGTATATCACCTAGCGAATTGCCTGTTCGAAAACCCGACGATCTCTCGGTCTATCTATCCTTCCTTCAACAATATGGTCATCCGAGGACTCATATTGTATTCCCTCTATGTCAGGGCCGGCCTGACAGGGATGGGTTCCTCACCCCAAAGAGGCTTGGACGTATGGAACGCTGGGAGCTAGCTCTCAGCATTGCATCACTTAAACGCAGCTTGCCTAATAGCTGCAGCGTCCATTCGGATTCCCCCCTTACTGCTTGGCGAGCAGCAAGGTTCTCCATTCCTCCCCCCCCCCCTCAATCATATGCCCATTTTGCCAGAATGGTCGCATATGAGCTCTTTCCCCCTGGTTGGGACAGGACCTACATTGACCGTGTCAATAGGTTTGTCGCCAATGCTTCTTCTCGTGGGCCCGGTGTGCCACGTGGAGATTTAGCCTGGGCGGGCTCGAGAGAGCTGTTCCGTATGCAGACGATAGATGGACTTCTTGTACCTGATGTACTCGAAGTTCATCTAGCTGAGGTTCCTACGCCTGGCAAGAAGAGGGCCATAACCATACCCTCTTCGGACTCAGACGTGCTGGGACCTCTCCACCATGCCCTGTATGACGCCTTGCGTCGTACTGACTGGCTCTTGGTGGGTCCGCCTACGGAAAAGAGGATATCATCTTTCATGGGAAACCGTCCTTGGTGTACCAGTGTTGACCTTGTCAATGCTACTGATGGACTTGATTTGTCTATCTCTAAGATCTTCTTAGAGGTAGCAAACGAAACGGCTTTCCACGTGCCTGTCGAGATCATGGACTTTGCGTTATCTTCTCTTAACGCGATGGTTGAGTCTCGCATGATCCAGCACGGTCAGATGATGGGGATCTATCTTTCCTTTCCTCTTCTTTGCTGTCATTCCTACACTGCTGCCCGGTGGGCGAGCCGTGGTGACAGTACCGCTACATACCTTGTTAACGGGGATGACACTGTCATCTCCGGGCAGGGACCATTTTCTGCTCGGTCGTATCCCCCGGGATATGAGTTGAATGACAAGAAGACATTGCGGTCGGAAACTGTGGTTGAGATGAACTCCACAGTCTTTTTGAAGAAGAGGGATTCCTGGCGGGAGGTCAGGAATTTAAGGAGAGGTGGATTTGATCCTGGTTCCTTTGCGGGCATGATGAGTGGTTCCTCATCATGTGTTAGTGCCG